AACCAGACCAACAACGCGGAAGGGACGACCTGCCACAACAGCCACGTTGCCGGTGCCGTTGGAAGGAGCATCACCCGACACGCCCATCGCAGAGTTGCCCGAAGCGGTAGAACCAGCGGTGCCCGTCACGCAGTACACGTTGTTGCCAACGAAGTTCGGCGCAGCAAAGCCAACCGTGGTGGCGGTGTTGCTCAGACCAGCCGAGGGCTGACCAATCATCACTGCCTTGAAGACCGCACGGTCATCATCCACAACATAAGCCACGATGTCGTTTGCCAAGACACTACCGGGGTAGTACTGAGCAAACTGCTTTTGGCCCGTGGTGGGGTTGGTGTACGAGCAGCCGACAAACACGCCCACTTGTCCGGCAACTGCCGTCGTCGTGGTCGAGGTCGTCATGGCGGTCTTAGCGACCGTGCCGTTCGCAATCAATTCAACAAGGTCGCCGTTGAACAAGGCGGTGCCATAGTTCCGCTCAATCGGAAAATGGCGGATTGCGCCAGCATAGGGTAGGCCGTTCAGTTCGTTGATTGGCTTGAAACCGTATGCGGCGTCAACAGTGGGGTAAGCCATTTGTGACTCCTAAAAGTTTAAGATCCGCGCCCAAACTTCACTTCAGAGCGGCGCTCTTTGAAGAGAGGCATTCGGGCATCGCTTTCGCGCATGAAGTTGCTGTCCACCGACTGCATCTGGTTATCAGTTTGTTTCTGATAATACGCATCACGCTGTTGGGTGAACTCCACGGGTGTTTTGCAAAGGATGAGGCCACCGATCTCAATACTGTCTGGAAACCGGGGTTTTTCCCCGACGTTCATCAGTTGAATCTCGGGATGCTCAGAAGCCTTCACGGGCTCCCAACCCTCGCGGAGTTTTGAAGAAACATTCATTGGATCTGGGGTGTTCAGCGTACTGACACGGATCCAACGAAAAGCGTATCCCGGCTCCGGATTAGGACTCGGAAGAAGTTCAGGAGGACGCCACATTTTGGGGCGCTCTGCCTTTTCACGGGTGTCTTGTTCACGAGAGAGTCGGTTTTCAGCCATTTTGGTTCCTCATTTGTTCCGCAATCGCTCTGGCGTACTGTTCGTTAGTAAGACCAAGACGCTTGGCGATGTTCACTTGGGACTGCGTTAGCACGATCTTTTTAGGCGCTGTGCTTCTAGAAGCGGGGGCCACGACGCTACCGGACTTTTTAGCGGACTTCTCAGAGGGAAACGCATCTGGGAAAACCTGCCGTACACGGGAATTTATGCGCTCGTAGTACTCGTCACTGGTCGGGTCAACTCCACTTTCCACAAGTTTTCGATGTACCGTAAGAGCAACTGCGGTCATTTCATCGTCGGTACCAAACCACGGATTGGTTTGTTGCCACGCACGCGCTTTTGGATCGACTGGTGCAGTTTCTCTTACAGGCTGCGGTTCCTGTTGTACCACAGGTTTTTCCTGTTGTACAGCAGGTTTAAAATTATTTACGCGCTCTGCTTTGATCTTTGCGGCGGTAAGTTCTTCTTGGGCTTCTACAACTCTATCGGCGTCGCCTGCCTCATAAGCCTCACGATACTTACGCTTAGCGTCCTCCACTTCGGAAGCCACCACCCGCTTAGCCTGCTCAAGCAGAGCCTGCTGGGTTTGCCCTTGGGTGCTTTGGAGTTTCTTGTTCTCCTCCATCAACTGTTGGGCAACGCGCAAAGCCTCTTCTTTCTCCCGAATGGCGGCCTCTTTGGCTCGCCTTTCTTCGTGATAACCCTTAGAAAAGTGCTGAATGCGCTTCTTGACGCCATCGGAATACTGGGAAAGTTCGTCGTCCGTAACCTCCGAAGGGGGCTCCTTCATGGGCGGGCGATCACGATCCTCCTCCGGGGTGTCGTCTACGACTTCAATCTCAAAGTCGACCTTATCGGGTTTACCCTCAGACTTTTCGTCTGGGAACTTGAACTCTTCTTGTCCATCAACGGCCATTTGTCACTCCTTAAGCACGTGAAATTCCACGGGGATCCTGCACCACGGCCTCTACCGAGTCATCGTTGATGATTCGGAATTCTTTGCCGTGAATCTTGATACGCGTTCCGGTATTGGGGCGCACAAGGATGAAGTCCCCCACTTTGCAGGAGGGGCCGCTTGGAAAGCGTTTCTCGTCCTTGTAAGCATCCGGCCCAATCTTGACGACAAACAAAACAGGCGACAGCACTTCTTCGTAGTGCATCGTCTGACCGGCTTTAACCAGTCCGCTTTCGTAGTTTTCGTCAATCTCTGGGAGAACGCACAAGAGATGGTAGGTTGCTGGGTCGGGCACTTGACGAGCCTTCTCCTCCGCTGTTTGAGGCAGCGTGGTCGCGGTCTCGCCATCTTGGCTTACAAGTAGTTCACTCATCGTCACTTTGCTCCATTCGTCGCACGAGGTCGGTAATAAACATGCACGCGGTAGAAAGACCCCGGATTTCCCCGCACATGGCTTTGTACTCAGAGATGTCTCTGGCTGTTCCGTCCACAAGTGCGCGGGCAATCGCATCCCTGTGTTCTTCAATGTTTTTCAGTATTACGTCAAACGCTGTCGCAGCCATTTTTCACCTCAGTATTTATTTCTTCGTATCCACTTGGTCGCCACCCATTTCTCTCCCTCCAATACGGGCGCACCTCCATGCAAAGTAAGGGTGTCTTTTGTCGGGGTGTCGTAGGAGAAGACCAATGCTGCTCCCTGCTTAGGAGCGATCTCCACGTTGGCATCGGGGAACACGGTTGCGCCGCCGCTGTCCGGGGTGTTGAGGTACATCAACACGGTACACACCCGGTTGTTCTTCGCTTCTTTCTGTGTCCCGGGGTATTGGGGATCAAAGTAATCGAAGTGCGGGCGGTACTCTTGCCCGACCCGATACCGCAGGATCTGTATGCCCTCGCCGTTTTCGATCGGGTACCCAGTTATTGCGCTTATTTTCTTTTCTACGTAATCAACTATCGGGTTTTCACCTACTTTGAAACACATGCCATAACTTGTTCTGTACGTATCAACCACGGACGTACCGTCGCTGTTGTCCATGACTGTGCAACGCTCTAACTTGTCCTGCGCCATCCATATCAGGAAGGCGCACTCGACGTCTGTCAAAAACTTGTTGTAAAGAGCGATGTTGGGTCGGGCTATCTTTATGCTTGGTGTCATGTGTTATTGCTTGGGCGGAACTTGGCGGGGCTTGGCCATGCTTTTGACAATATCGGCGCGGATCTTCTTGTCGCCCTGACGGCTCTGCGCTTGCAGCCGCATTTGCTCGCGCTGAATTTCAGCGGCCATGCGCTCCCGCTCAAGCCGGATCTTTTCCTGCGCAATAGCAAAGTCCATCTGGCTGTCCTGCGCCTTGCGCTGAAGTTCCTGCGCCTTGAGTTGCAGTTCGGCTTGCGCCATCTGCATCTGCGGGTCTTGCGCCATTTGATCTGCTTGCGCTTGCTGGGCTTTAGCCATGTTTGACTGGAGCAGTTGCTGCGCGGCCTGCGCCACCACACGCGAGAGTTTGACTTCAGTCTGCTCATCCAACTCTGCATCGGGGGGCGTCATCGGCACGCCAAGTTGCTGCTCGATCTGCCGCCGATAGGCAAACGCCAAGTGCTCAGAAATGTGTGCCATGACCGCCGCACCCATCTGCTGCCCCATTGGAGACTGTCCGATCATTTGCATGATCATCGGGTCTTGCATCAACGACATGTGCGTGGCGATGTGCGCGTCGTGATCTTGGTAGATAAAGGCTTTTGTGGGCTTGCCCGTCAGGAACGACATGTTCTCGCTGATCGGATCGCGGGGCTTTTGATCCGTCTCCACGGGCACTAGCCTGTCTGCATTCTTGATACCCAAGACCTCAAGCATCTGACGGTGCAGTTGCGGCAGGTCGTAAATCTGCGGTGCGCCCTGTGCCAGTTGAAGCACGGCTTGGTACTGCATGATCCGCTGCGCCATCGTGGCGGCGTTGGGATCAGAGACCGGGATCACCTCGACAAGGTCGTAATCTTCCTGCTTGGCTGCGCGGTCTCCTCCTACTGGGATGTAGGAATAATCCGGCGGCATGTAGTCTCTGATGATCTGCTTGAGGAGTTTGAACTCCATCTTCAGGCTGGAATGAACCCGCGCCTGCACAGCAGACATCGTCTTGAGTTGTCTCTCCAGCAGTGCCAAGGTGGTACCTACTGGAGCCTGAGCCGACATGTCGCTGATCTTCAAATCAGCAATCGCAGCAAGCCGACGGCCTTCGTCCGTGATTTTGTCAAGAAGCGCCGCCAGAACCTGACTCGGCTCCTTGTACGGCAGGTGCATGATGTTGTCGCGGATGGATCCGCTTGGGACATCTACATCGCGGAACTCGCCGGGGGCAATGGGGGTATCGTCACCCTTGACCCGGAGTCCCCGGGTTTTAAGGCCGCCGGGTAGGTTGCTGAGTGTTCCCGCATCAACAAGTTGTCGAATAAGGGAAGTACCAGCACGAGCGTAACCACCAATAATATGAATGAAACCAAGGCCATAAGCACCAAAACCCGGGACATAGGTATATTGAACGAAGTGCTGTCGCTTGAGTTTTCGAGGGTCGGATTCATCCCAATTCCGTCGTATAGATAGAACCGTTGATGTACCTCGTTCAATTGTGATGACGTATGGGAGTCCGATTCCTGTTTCTTCGCCGTCGTCGTTTGTGTCTTCATAGCCCTTGAGATCCCAATCAACGTGGATTTCCAAGACCTGATAGCGGTCATCGTCCGTCAGGGTGTAGCCCTGCTCCTGTGCCTTTTTCTTTTCAATGTCGGTAAAGATTCTTACCGGCTCCCCCAGTTCAACCTCCCGGTAGAACCCTGCGGCCATCAATTTCTTGAGGTCGTTCTCGGTCTTGCGCATGACGTGAGTGGCACGTTCTGCGCTGTAAATGTTCGACGCCCCGTACGGCATGATGACATCCTCGGCTTGGATGTACATCGCAACCTGCCTGCCAAGGGTGGGGTCGTAATAAATTTTCTTGAACGCTGCACCTGCAAGTCCAAGCGAGTACAACATCCGCTCGTGCTCAGGCCGATACTCAATCATCTCGTCGGTCAGCCGGTAGTTCATGTCGTCGCGCACGCGCTCTGCTGCTTCTTCGTTCTGCGGCGTGACTTCACCCACGATCTGCGTCTTGACCGGGCCTTGGGCGGGGAAGGTTTCCGTGATCATCTCTGACTGGAACCGGATTGCCGCCTCAGTCAGCAGGGGGCTGTAGACCCCGCAGGCTCCCATCCAAGGCTCTGCCCGCTCTTCATACTTCATGCCAAGGACTTCAAGCCCCTTGACATACATGTCGCTCCAGTCTTTGCGGGAGTTGATGTCCGCATCAACAAGGGCAACCAATTCGCCAGCAAGACTTTGCAGTTCGCCGTCGTCCATGTACTCGGCAAGATTGGAGTCAAACTCTTCTTCCCCGTCGTTGTCTCTGCCGGGCTCAAGTTCAACTTCCAGCCCGCCCATACCAATCTTTACGCTGTCGGGGTTCTGAATTTCAATCTCCAGCGCAGGTTCATCGGTCATGACGTTCGGGTCAAACGGGGTCATTGCGGAGTCGATGTTGGTTGCCATACAGACCTCTTAAATTCTTAGTAGTACCCGACGCTACGCGGGCTACGGAAATACCGAATCTCATCCTTCTCATCCGTGGGCAACTTGATGAACCCACCCTGACGGAACCGCATGAGAGCCA